TGATACTCGATTTGCTGACGATAAGCCCTACGCTCACGATATTCGCTATCAGGTGACGGTCATTGATCGAAACCCGGACAGCGAGATCCCCTTAAGGATTCTCAGTCTGCCTAAGTGTACGCACTCTAGGACATTTCCGGCTGATGATCTGAACCATAACGTTTTCAATCTATATTTCTAGGAGTAATAGTGGCTAAGCTTACGTGGGATAACGCCGGCGAGCGTTTCTATGAGACCGGCGTCGATCATGGCGTTCTCTACATTCCCGATCCTTCTACCGGCGAGTACAACAAGGGTGTTGCTTGGAATGGCCTGACCAGCATCTCGGAGACGCCTTCTGGGGCCGAGCCTAACCCTCAGTACGCCGACAACATCAAGTACCTCAACCTCGTGTCTGTCGAGGAATTTGGCGGAACCATTGAGGCGTTCACTTACCCCGACGAGTTTGGGGTCTGTGACGGAAGCGCCTCCCCGGTTAAGGGTCTGTATGTCGGTCAGCAGCGTCGATCGACCTTCGGCCTTTCGTATCGAACCCGAATCGGCAATGACCTGGTTGGCGATACCCTGGGGTACAAGCTGCATCTCATTTATGGAGCACTTGCTTCCCCGACCGAGAAGCAGTACCAGACGGTCAACGATTCTCCCGAGGCTATGACGCTTAGCTGGGAGTTCACGACCACTCCTGTCCCCGCTCCGAACATGCGACCCTCTGCTAGCCTGACCATCGACTCTCGAACGATCGACGCGACGAAGCTTAAGGCGCTTGAGGATACTCTTTATGGGGCGGTCGAGGCGGAGGCCCGACTTCCCCTTCCGGAGGAAGTGTTCACCACCCTTGGCGTCGTTTCGACCGTCGCCTGATAGAAAGGAAACAAAGAGTGCTCGAGATCACAACCGCTCCTAGATCTCTATTTGATGAGTATACCGGAGAGCTGTTCGAGTTTGACGGAGGAGAGGTTGTGACTCTCGAGCACTCTTTGTACGCCATTTCAAAATGGGAAGCGAACTGGGGAATTCCATTCATCACTAGCGATCCTAAAAACGGAGAAAAGACCGGCGACCAGGCTATAGACTACATTCGATGTATGGTGGTTTCCGGGGAATTCCCCGAACCCCTGGAGTATTCGCTAACTAGCGATCAGCTCACAAAAATTTCTAATTACATCTCTACCAAAAATTCGGCAACCGTTATCACCAATCCCGAAACTTCTCCGAGTCGGGAGATCATAACTTCCGAACTAATCTACTATTGGATGACGGTTCTAAACATTCCTTTTGAATGTGATCGATGGAATTTTAATAGGCTCATGATGTTGATCCAAGTCGCTAATGCAAAGAACAACCCTAAGAAGATGTCTAAGAAGGATGCTCTTGCTAAGCAGCGAGAGATTAACGAGCAGCGCAGGGCGCAGCACGGAACATCTGGCTAGGAAGGAGGATAAATGACGCGTATCGAGTGGGATAGAGTCGGGGATCGCTACTTCAATTCGGGGGTCGACAGAGGGGTCTTGTACGTAGATGGCAAAACCGTACCCTGGAACGGTTTGGTCTCGGTAGAGGAGAGATCTACCGGCGGAGAAGTCGTTCCAGTATATCTTGACGGCATTCGCATTCGAAATCTTCCTAGTCTGTCGGAGTATGAAGCGACGATCACTGCTTTTTATAGTCCTCCTGAGTTCGACCAATGCGACGGAGTTCTCCAAGCACAATACCGAGGCTTCTACGCGACCAATCAGACAAGAAAGTCTTTCGGGCTGTCTTATCGAACCGGCTTCACAAATGACGTCGGAGGTCAAGGAGCAAAAATCCATCTGGTCTATAACGCCATGGCAGAGCCATCGTCTAAGACTTACGAAACTCTTGATAGCGACCCCTCAGCATCATACCTCAAGTGGGATATCAAAACGGTACCTAATATGGAGGTCGGGGGCTTCGTGTCTTCACACTATATCTTCGACACCACAAAGATCGATGATTACATAGTCGATGCGTTTGAAGATCTTCTATATGGAACCAAGACTTCGAACGGCCGATTGCCTACGTCGTCTGACATTCAACAAATCTTCGTCGATGAATGGGGCCTAACCGTTACAAGTACCGGTAACGGCATCTACGAAATTTCCGGAAGCGACAAGGCCGTTAAGAGAGTCAGCGGTTCTTACGCTATCTCTGGTCCAACCGTCGTTAGAGGAACAAACTCTTACGATATTTCTACGGGAGGCGGTAAGCTATAACGGCCTTCCTAAAAAGCAACTATGCGATCAACCACAATATTGGAGTAACAAATGGCCCGAGATAATTTTTATAGCACGACACAGATTGACGCGCTGCTTATTGAGAAGGCCGACCGAACGCCGAAGGCCCTTGCGGACACTAACCTTAACACCTTGCTCGATACGGCTTCGTATTGGCAGTCCACCTCTAGTCTTGCTACAGTCGAACGAGGATATCCTCGCGCCGGAATGCTTGGAGTTCTTGAGGTTCGAAAGGCCGCAAGCACTATCGCCACCCAGGAATTCACCCACTACGACTCTACGGGCGTTCAGGGCGTATACTATCGAACGGTTTATTCTGACGGTAAGGTCACTCCTTGGTCTGCCGCACCGGGCCTTCCTAAGGCTCTGGGGGACAGGAATCTCAATGCTCTAACCGCTACGGGAACGTACTTTCAGGCAGTATATACAAACTCTACTGTTGAGAGAGGATACCCTCGAGCAGGTATTCTTGGTTCGCTGGATGTAAGCAAGGCGGCCGAATCCATCGTCACTCAGGAATTCACCCACTACGACTCTTCGGGCGTTCAGGGCGTATACTATCGAACGGTTTATTCTGATGGCAGGGTTACTCCTTGGTCCGCTTCTGCCGGAACCCCGCAGCCCCTTGGGGAGACTAATCTCAACACCCTAGTCTCTACTGGCTCGTATTTTCAGTCCACTTCGTCACTTTCAACTCTAGATCGCGGCTATCCTAAGGCGGGGATGCTTTGTGTTCTTAAGGTTAGTCGAGCAGCATCGTCTATCGTCACCCAAGAGATTACCCACTACGACTCTACGGGCGTTCAGGGCGTATACTATCGAACGGTTTATTCCGACGGTAAGTATACCGACTGGGTTAAGGATAGCGGATCTTCGGAGACCTCGACCCCTCCTCCGGTAAGCGTCATTCCCGCAGCGGCAACAAAGGTGTCTCCCCGTCGGGGCAGTATCATGATTCGCTTCGATGACGGCTTTTCGGGTCTGACCCACGCCGCGGAATATATGGCACAGTTCGGTCTTAGCGCATATTTTGCCGTTGCGCCGAACAAGACTGCGCACTCTGAAATCCAAACTCTTTCTACCAAGTATGGATGGGAGATTGGGAATCATACCGCCGATCATATTACGGCAGTCGATCCCGGATTCCTGGCGAGCGTGGATGAAGGTTCTAGGCTTATTAAGGAGCTGACCGGAGAATACCCGGTGACCTTTACCTATCCCAAGGGGACTCGAAACCCTCAAATGGATCGTGAGATGGCCATGCGATTCAGTCATATTCAGCTTACCTCGGAGCCGAACACTTCTGCAGTTAATGCCAGCGAGCCATGCATGTTCTCTGGATGGACGGTCATTGATGGGCTAGCGTCCCCAGATGCTCGTGCTCGTTCCACTGATAAGCTTAAGCGGTATGTGATTGGATCTACCTCTCAGAACCTAATCCCAACGCTGGCTTTCCACGAAATTGGCAAGCCCGACCAGACGGTGACTTTCTCTGGAATGGTTCCCTGGGATTGGTTTGTAGAAATCATCGATTGGCTCGCGGCTCAAGGAATCGAGACTGTTCTCCCTAGAATGGTCCGTCCCGCCCAGATCGTAGTGGATCCGGGTTTTAACGCATATGCGGTCAGGACTTTCTCGGACGGATATTATCCGTGGGCATCGTCGTCTTATCAGGTTTGGTCCAGGGCTACAACTGGCCAGTATTCGGGACACGGATGTCTTCAGATGTCGTCGTCCTCGGCAGTCACCGGAACAGTTTCTCAGGGTCTAGCCCTCGAGCCCGGAAGAACCTATCGAGTTCATGCGCTAATCAATGCCAACCTCACTTCAGGAAGTGTCGGTGTGGAAATTCGACCTCGACTTATGGACGGTCGATATGTTGGGTCCACTATCCCACTAATCACGGCCGACATTCAGACTTCCGGCTACCGAGACTATGTTGCCGAGTTCAAGATGCCTTCCGGAACACAGAACGCATCGCTGTTCGTGACCGCGAGCTCGGCTATTGGCAGCGCCCTCGTAGATCATGTGTCTGTTATGCGAGCAGATCTGCATGATCCGCTCAATGCGACAACTCCGTAATATTATCGAGGTCTGTTCGCGAGCTCAATATATCGTGAAAGACATTGATATTTACAAGAAAGGTCGAGCGCATGCCTCATAGACGGCAATACCGACGTGACATAGGAAGTTGGGCTATAGTAATAGGTTTCTATTGTCTATATCTTGGGATCACGTGGTTTATCTTCCCAACGAATTCACGATCGTCTGGAGTGGAGTGGATTAATAGCTCATCATTTCCCATTTCTAATCTAAGTGCGCACCACGTCTCTATCTGGTGGTCGGTTGGGGGAATTCTGTCCATAATTGGCGGGGCTCTGAGTAAGTATAAGACTCTCAGTATGCTCTCAATCACGACCTCTATTTTTTTCCCCTCGATGGTCGCTGTCATTTTTCTAGGTAGTTGGATCGACGGGTCTAGCAAGACGGGTTTGATATCTGCGGGATCCTATCTTTTTCCATCGGCGGTAATGATACACGCCATTTGGAAAGAATCATACAAACTTCGAAAAGGTCTCGTTGAGGTCCCGGTTTCTGAAGTGACTGGAGAAATGAAAGCGGTTGAATAGATGCAGATGGATCCTGGAGCAATAGTCACAGTAATTGGATCCGTTCTGGTCGCAGTTATCTCTGGGGTAATGGCGGTATGGAAGTCTCGAACCGACAACGCAGCCGTTACCGTTAAGAGCGAACTTCTTAGCCTTCACGAAAGAGCCGATAAACAGGAAGAGCGAATTGAAAAGCTCGAAGAAAAGCTTGAAGAGGAGCGAAAGAA